TATATGTAAGAATCTTTATCGCTTTAGTAGGAATATCCATGGAGAAGGTCGCTTTGGTTAGTGGTCTGCTATCATTAAGATATTTCCACTGACCGAAAACAAGTTCCATAAAATCTTTTTTATCTTCGTCTTGATAAACAATTTTTGTTTTAGTTGTTCCGTCCTCTTGTTCTATTTCGGTTGGAGTTCCGGTCCACTGCGGCTCACCTTTTACTTTTTTGATGTGGTGTTTTTTGTAGGCAAGAATTACACATTCCTTCGGGTTGTAAATATATGGCGAACTCGGACTCATCCATGAACCCCAAGCTGTGGTCTTACTTCTATGTGGGCTGTCCTCCTCCAAATCAACAATACCAAAAAATCCAAATCCAATTTCTTGCATTATCTTCCAAACCTCGGCAACCATAAAGATTCTACCACCTTTGGATTGTCTGTTAATTTCATACGGAATGTTTACCGCAATTCGTCCATCGTCTTTGAGGAGTCTATACGCCTGACTCAACCATTTCTTGCTGAAGTCCTGATATTCTGTGAACTCCATGTCGTCATCATGAACGTCGTATTTAATTCCACAACCATAAGGTGGAGATGTAACAATAAGGTCAATCGAAGATTCAGGTAATGTTGACATCACCTCAATACAATTACCATTTATTATTTTGTTTGTTTCAATCATTAGATTTTTTTTTGCCGTATTTGCGTTTTGGTTTTGCATCCATCTTTGGAACAAGAGCATCTAACATCTCAATCTGTTCGTCGAGTTCTTTGGATAACTTATCATTATCCTCTTTTAACTTTTTGGTTAATTTTTCTCTCTCTTCAATTCTCTGCAAAATTGATTCGTGATAAGTGCTTGGATTTGAGACTTCTTCTTTCTTTTTTGGGAATAATAAATTAAAAAGTTTCTTTAACATAAAACTAATTTTTTTGTAGGTTTTTTATTTTTCTGTCTAAATAAAATGCTGCTTTTTTTAAGTCTTCTAATTCTTTTGCAGGGTCTTTTTTACCCGCTCTTGCAACATATTTAACGACATTAAATAAATATGCATCTTTGTCAAGTTCCCAAGCTTCACATACTTTTATTACCTCATAAACATTTTCAACACCCCCATAGTGATTAGGGTGATTAACCATTTCTTTATTTTCCATTATTGTTCCATTTTTTTTCCATGTAATCGTAATACATTTCCATTTTATTTCCGTTATAAAAAAAATATACGAAATAATAATCCCAAATCCAGTCTAACTTATTTAGAATTTTTTTCATTCTTTTTATTTTTAGGGGTTTCTACGTTTGTCTTTTCTTCGACGTTTTTAGTTTTACCAGTGTTTGATTTCCATTCACTTTTTGGAACATACTTCCAATAACCACCTCTTACATCTGAGTCTGCTTCTTTGTCATTAACTCTTTTGATTGTACCGATTTCGGTGTTTTTAGTTGCTTTGATTGATTTAATACATTTCATAGTTTTACCTCCATGTTTTTTTGGTTTATATAATTTAATATTTCTTGTTCTGATTTTCCCTCACAAAATAATTCGTAAACGACTGAACTTTCTTTGTCATTAAAGATAATACAATCACATTTAGTAAACAAATTTTTTAAAGAATTTGTTTCTAATCTTTTTTTTACAATTTCAAAATTAATGTATCTCTTGTGGAATCCCATAATAAAGTATAAAAAAATTATACCTTATTGTCAAAATTTTTTGCTCTCTCTGCCGAAGTAAGTTGGAATATGAGAGTTAATGTTTTTCTTTTCATAATGGGTATGATAGTCTCTTCCAAAGGTAATTTTTGTGTGATTTTAACTTCAAAAACCGGTAGTTTTTTCAAAAAATCTACCCCCTTCCATGTTGATTTGGTTTCAATAACAATATTTAAAGTTTCTTCATGGTGTAATCCCTCATGTATTTTTCTCAAATGTGTTTTGTAATCGGAGTTTTTATCCTTTGTTTTTTTCAGTTCATATTCCCAAACGATAATTTTGTTTTCCTCTTTTTCATATAACACCAAAAATCCTGAACCAACAACAACACTTTCTTTATTTTTCTTTAATGAGACTGAAACAGAATCATATGCAATAGTCCAAATTGATTTTGCAATATTAAACGCATCAATTAGTTTGGAGTTTGAATACTTTATTGTTTTGTTAAGTTCAGTTTTTTCACCCTCTTTAAGTTCTCTCGGTTTCTTGGGGTAAAGTTCTTTGAGTAGGATTTCATCGTCGCACGACTCAAACTTTTTGTCGGTTAATAACAATACATTCTCCTTCATAAGGGATTGAACATTAGCGATGTGTAATGACAATTCAACAAAGTCAGGATATATCCTTAAATTGTCAAAGTTTTTTTCGCATTTTTGTAAATAATCCAGTAGTGTATATTTGTTATATTCAAAATCTAATGGTTCTTTAAACATCCATTCAGGATTAAGTTTGAATGATATTTTCTTTTTTCTAGCCATGATTAAATATAACAATAAATTTCATATTGTGAAAGGTCAATTATATCTAGCAACATAATAACTCTCACCCTCTATTCTGTATTCATTTATATCTCCGTCATAAGAACCAATTGAAGAACCGTAACCATCTGAATCTATTACATCTTCAATAAATGAATCTTTATCTATAAATTCAGTTAAATCTAAACCCATTTCACTTATAAAGTCCTCAGGGTCTGATTCGGCGTTATCTGCCAATTCACCCGCCTTTTCCTCTATCAAATCATCAGGAAAATCACCATCAGGAGAATCTTTGATGTCCTCAATTTCTTCTTCAAGTTCTGTAATACTATCTTGTAAGTCTTCAATAATACTTTCAAGTTCTTCTATCTCTTCGTCATTTTCTTTATCTTCTAATTCAGATTCTAAACTTTCAATCTCACTTTGTATTCTTTTAATTTTCTTTTCTTTAACATCAATTTCTTCTTTTTGGGAGGTGGATAACATCCTTTGTTCGTCTTCAAAAAAAGAATCTGGGTTGTCATAAACATCATCGTAGTAAAAATCATATGCATAATCTCTTACTTTTTCACTATCTATGTGTGAACTAACAAAAGATTTGTTAAATCCTTCATAACCTATATCATCTATAAGTGCTTCTGTCGCTTCTTCAGCACTCCTACGGGTATTATCCTCATCACCAACCATATACTCCCGACCATATAAATCATCTTTCAAACATTCAAAAGTGGTCATATTATAATGAGTACCTAATGGTACCATGTCATAAACATCAACCTTAGATTGGAGTTCTTCTAACTCTTCCTCCAATTCAGATATTGTATCCGCGTCATCAATCACATCAAGAACTTCTAATTCATCTTTTATTTGAGACATTCTAACTTTGTCCGACTCTGTCAATTCTTCTACGTCTCCCTCATCTATCAGATACGTTAAAAGGGCATGTGCCATCAAACCTTCCTCAGGACAATTTGGACCGAAAGCCCATTCATCATTTAATCTTCTTTCCTCTGCCTCATCTTTTTTTCTTTGTTGTTCCCTTTGAATTCTTAATCTTTCTAATCTTTGTTTTTCCTTTTTTGCCAACTCTTTATCTGAGAAAATTTTAATCTGTTCAGCAAATTCAGAGTCCATGTAATTAGATATTTCTTTTTTCATTCTCTCGTACTCTTCAGTACCTAAAATCCAACCCTTATTAAAAGAATTATCCCTTGCATCCCAATACTGCTCTCCACCATCAAAATTTTTTAGTATTGCAACTTTGTAGTATGGGTCATCAGTTTTTAATCTTTTATCTATTACATAAAACAATTTAGATTCTTCATTATATTTGTTGAAATTATAGTCGGAAGTTGTTGTAGTACACCATTTAGTTCCCTTACCATAATAACAAGACGCATCGTGAGTGAGGGGATTTACAACATAAAATCTATCATCATCATATACTAAATTACCGCCCTTTACTTTTTGAGCGTTCCTTCTCTGTTTCTCTTCGTATTTTTTTAATTCATCCACAAGCTCATCAACACTTTTATATTGGTATAAATCAGTTTTTGTTAGATTGGATGAAATCTTATCGAATTTTTTTAATGCGTCATTTATTGTTTGTAAATTTTGGTCGAAATTGATTGTATTAATTGATTTACCAACCCAATTCAAATATTTTGGTAATATTAAATCTATAATTCTTGTTAGTTGTTCAGCACTAAAATTTTTAGAATATTTGTTTTTGAAATCCTCAACTCTTCCTTCCAATAAAATTTTTTCCATTTTAGTCTATTTTTTATTTAATAAATAGTTTTAACTTAATATAATTGCAAATATAGTGTATTTATTATTATGGGATGCGGAATATATAAAATACTTAACACCAAAAATAATAAAATATACATAGGTAGTTCTGTAGATATTAAAAAAAGAAAAGAAAAACATTTTTGGATGTTACAAAAAGGAATTCACGATAATAAATTCCTTCAAAGTTCTTATAATAGAGACGGGAAGGAAAATTTTATTTTTGATATTATAGAAATGTGTGAGGAAAAAGATTTAGTTGAAAAAGAAAATTATTATATTTTGGAAAACAAAAGTAATGATATGAAGTTTGGTTATAACCTCTGTTTAGTAAGTGAAAATAGAAAAAACAGAGTATCTGATGAAACCAAAATTCAACTATCAAAACACAACTTAAAGAAAAACAATAACTTTGAAAAATTCGCACTGATAAATATAGAATCAGGAAAAAAAATAATATTTGAAAATTTAGTTGACGCCGCAAACTATTTATATGATAATGGGTTTGCAAATGGACAATTAAGAAATATTAGGATGAAATTGTCTCAGAGTTTAAGGGGTATAAAAATAAATAACGGACACAAAGGTTCAATTCGTAAAACTTGTTATAAACATAAATTCAAAATAATAAACTAAAATTAAAAAACAAAATTATGGGCGGATGTGGATGTAAAGGTAATCAAAACCCGGCTCCGGCTACTCAACCAGCTCAAGGTACTACAACTACCCAACAGCAGAACAGAGTTGTCAGCGAGACGGTCCAACAATCAATTAAAAAGACTATTGAGAAGTATTACAACGTAAACAAAACTTCTAGGTAATCTTTTTATACCAACTAATTTAAGGGGCGAAAAAAACGCCCCTTTTTTTATATTTATATGTTATGAATATAGACGATATAATAGAAGACTTTAACAACGGAACTGGTGACTTTTTAAGATTTTTTGGTGATGATGTAAAAGTATTTTTTAACTTCTTAGAAAGAAGAGGTAGATTAGACGAAATAGACCCAACAATAGTAACATCCGGTGATTGGCAAAATGAATATCTACTTTGGTTATATGAGAAAGATGAGGAAAAATTCTATCAATATATCTTAGATATGGTTACTGACCTAAAAATCGAAAATGGAAAGTTCTATTTAGTTTTGGATGAGAGAGGTGAATTATATAGATTTTTCTGTGAGACAAGAAATAACATAAACCCATCCACAATCGAGGAAATATTAAATGGTGAATACGATTTTTATTCTAATGATTACAGGTCAGATGATTTACATAGAGACGTAGTTGATGACTTGAATGAAAAAAATATTGAATTACTGAAAAAAGTAATGGTAAGAGAATTAAATGGTAAACAAATTGAACCTGAAACCTCCTTACTTGAAGAGATTTCACAATCACAAGGTCATGAAGATTACGCACTTGTTGATGAATCAAACATTTCTTCAATTATAAATGACGACGAAACATTTAATTATATCTTAGGAGATGTATTAACTGACTTAGAGTCAGAACTATCAAGTGTCTATTCAAATTCTTATGATTCTGCTTATGAATCAACTATATATGATGGCATAATTGATGAATTAAGTAGATTATTTGTAATGTCGGAGGGAAAATATTTAATGAGACCAAGTAAATATAATACCGAAAAGATGAACGAATACTATGAAGTTGAAATACGCGATTTTGAAACTATCATAACTGACTACTTGGAAAATAATAAACGCTATGGAGATAGTGGCACAATTGATTACCATGGTTCAATTTTACATGTAATGGAAGAATCCGTTAAAGATGGTGCGATAAGTTGTTTAAATTATTACGCTCCCGATTACGCCGATTACGACGCCTTAGAAAGAACGATAAACGAATATTTTAGTGATTACATATCGTAATTTCTATTTAGTTATTAACACATTTTTCATACAATTTTCAAAATTCATATTATGATTTTGAAAGACCCAAAAAGTTCAATAGGTATTGTA